ATGGCGCTGCCCTTTCTTGTAAGCCGCTTGCCTAAAGGAGAGGACGGGAGAACCTAGGTTCTCCAGCTTAAACAAACTAATTCACTTTTTCGGGGTATATTCTGCGATCTGATGCGCTATTCGGTGGTAACTGGAATAACACGCTCCTATGCGGGAGCTTCTACGTCAATCTGAACAATGCGGCTTCGAATTCCAACACGAACAATGGCGCTGCCCAATCTTATCCAAGTCTCGTTTTTAATGCAGTTTATACCGTCGTGAAAACGGCAGGAGATAGCACCTCCTCCGCTCCCCTTGGAGAAAATTAACTCGTAGCAAGCACCTGTTAGTAGCTATATTTGCGAACATGGGTGAGAGGATAAGAGACTGACTTGTAATGAAATCATATAACCACTTATACGAATTATGCCTCTCCGATGCCAACAGACGAGAGGCTGTCCGTATGGTGAAGCGTAGTAAGCGGATTCGCAAAACGCTGAAAGCTCGGCATATTTCTGACGATGCATTGGCTTCCTATGCAGAAGATTGGATTACCGATTTCAAGAACGCTCACCATACACCGATTAAGATATATGATGGTGTCGGGCGTAAGTCGCGCTCGATAATTGTTCCAACTCTTGAAGAACTGGTCGTTCAGCATTGCATCATCAATGCGATGAAACCGATGTTCATAAAGGGTATGTATGAACACAGTTACGCAAGTATTCCGGGCAGAGGCGCGCATAAGGGTAAAAAAGTTATCGAGAAATGGATAAAGAACGATCCTGTGAACACGAAGTATGTGCTCAAAATGGACATTCACCATTTCTTCGATAGCGTTTCCCATGATATTCTCAAAGCCAAACTCGCAAAGTACGTTCGTGACAAAAAGATGCTTCATCTTCTCAACACGATAATTGACGTAACTGACGTTGGTATACCATTAGGATTTTACACATCCCAGTGGCTTTCCAATTGGTTTTTGCAGGATCTGGACCACTATGTAAAGGAACAGCTCCAGGCAGCTCATTACATGCGCTATATGGACGATATGGTTATATTTGGTCGTAGCAAACGTTCCCTGCACAGGATTCGTAAAGCAATTACTGAATATTTGCGTGTTAATTTGGGATTGGAGCTGAAAGGAAATTGGCAAGTATACCGGTTCTCTCATGAAGTCAATGAAGAGGATTGTGGTCGCGATTTGGATTTCATGGGCTTTCGTTTCTATCATAATCGAACCATTCTTCGTAAATCGATTATGCATAAAGCTACTCGAAAAGCTGCACGCATATCCAAGAAAGAGCGACCAAATGTTCACGATGCTCGGCAAATGCTGTCCTATTTGGGTTGGCTTTCCTGTACTGCAACGTATGACATGTATCTGAAGTGGATAAAGCCATTCGTCAATTTTCAACATCTGAAGCGACTCATCTCACATTCAGATCGTCATGACGACTATCGAACATATCTTAGTTTGACCAAATTATACTGCTTTGGAGGAACATAAATGGTAATCGATTACAAGAACTCTGAGAGTACCGTTAAGCCCTCTGCAATCGAGATTGGCAAGCGTTCTGCGTATGTTCGTAGAAACATTGTAGAGCAGATTCGTGAGGATGAATCCGGCAATAAAGTTTCTTACTGGGTTTACGAAGAGGCCTGCTTATCTCATGCAGAATTCAATGAGTACATCAATTTCATTTCTGCCCAGAATGCTGTGAATGGCGTTAACGATTCTGGTAACATCGTTCAGTTAATGACTGGACAGGAAATCAGCGATAACAACCAGATGATCGTGATGGAAGCCATCGCTGATCTGTATGACGTTATTGCAATGCTGGCATAAGGAGGATGCACTATGATTGAAGTCTATTGCACACTCATTATCAACAAACGGCGGACTTTTGACCGCGTGCCTGACAAGTTCAAAATGGACGTAAAGGCTAGACTGGAAGAACTCGGCTACGATACCAACGGCGACAAGATCGCTTAAGGAGGAGTAGTCGTGTTTTTTAATTTAATCATCCATATTCTTGTAGGAGGTAAAAACATGGTAGCACTGTATGTCGCACTCATCATCAATGGTCGTAGAACTTTCGATCAGGTTCCCGAGAAGTTCAAGAAGGCTGTCCACGACGATCTGTACGCCCTGGGGCTGGATGACAATGGCAACCCCATTGATCTCGTTTAACCGGTAATACGCTAGGAGCCTGCTTTCGGGTGGGCTCCTATAATCTGAGGTAAGAACATGACCATAAAACAAAAACAATGGCAGTTATTTTATCTAGGATACTACGGCGAAACCACGGATGATATTGACGGGTACTGGGGTCCCAAATCTGAAGAAGCTACCCGTGAATTTCAAGAAGCTGTTGGCATAAAAGTTGATGGCATATTTGGCAATCATACTTGCGCCAAGACCAAAGAAATGGTGGCTGCCATTCAGGATGTTATTTCGTCTTACTCGAAGAACGGGCTGGTAGAGGATGGACTCGCTGGACCCGCTACGATGTCTGCTACCGTTTGGTATCAGAAGGAGATTGGCCTTACACCTGATGGCATCGCCGGCGAAGTCACCCGTGGTTATATTCTGACCGAAGATCCTAACATTAAGGCTCCCGTACCTTCTGTCGAGCCTGATGAAAAAGAACTTACCGGCACCTTCTGGGACGAGATCAAGTATTTCACCCGTGACGAGTTCAAATGTAAGTGCGGAGGCCGTTATTGCAATGGATTCCCCGCAGAGCCGCAAGAAGCAATGGTACGAGTTGCTGACCGAGCTCGTGAATATTTTGGTAGACCGGCTAAGGTTATCAGTGGTCTACGCTGTCGTCAGCATAATGCCAATGAGGGCGGTGTTGCCAACTCACAGCATATGTATGGTGAAGCTGTAGACCTTTATATTCAGGGGGTAACCGCAGAACAACAGTATCAGTTTATTCGGAAGCAACCCGAGATCCGCTATACTTACAAAATCAATTCTACGAATGTCCACTTTGACATTCCGAAAGGAGCGCGGTGATAACCGATGGAGTTTTCTGAAATCGTACAGTGGGCAAAAGATATTTGCTCTATTGCCACCTGTGCGGCATTGGTAATCAAGCCTGTCCGGGAATGGCTAATGGGCACAAAGGCTCTCCGTGAAGGACAGCGTTGTCTGTTACGATCCGAAATCGTGCGGACATATTATCGTCACCATGACGATGAAAAGCTTCGTGAATACGAATATAAAAACATGGACCAGTGTTATAAAGCATATAAAGCACTGGGCGGTAACTCTTTCATTGACCACATCCATGATGAGATGCAGAAATGGGAGATTGTTTAACAAAGGAGGATTTAATCATGATGTCCAACAAGACCTATGATGTTCTGAAGTGGGTTGCTCAGATTGCTCTGCCTGCAGTCGGCACTCTGTATGCAGCTCTGGCTGGCATTTGGGGATTCCCTTATGGCGAAGAGATCGTCGGCAGCATTATGGCAGCAGACACCTTCCTGGGCGCCCTGCTGCAGATCAGCACTGCACAGTATAAGAAGACTGTGGCTTAATCGTTTATATTTTTCACAATAAGCGATTGCAATTGGCATAACGGTGTGCTATAATACCTCCGAAGGATGCTCCTCGTAGACTGGTGCAGTAAAACTTCCTTACTTTCCGGATAAGTATATACTAAGTCTACACCTTGGCCGAAAAAGTGTTGCGCTGCAACGATTACTGTTTCTGTTGAGGAATCTCTGAAGAAGTAATTTCTTCTGAAAAGTGATAGCTTTAACTGAAATTATCTATATTTAGCAGTGATAAAATGCTGTTAAATGTGGATAAAAGTAAGTCGATGCTACACTAAGTATATACTAAGTATACACCTTAAATGCTACACAATAGACCGCCCTAGCGTATTAGGCTTTAACGAGCTTTCTACGTTAGGGCGGTTTTTGTTTTATCTAAATTAACACTCTATCTTATTTTTTCGATTTCTTCAGATAGCCAGTCGAGTTCTCTTACAGTATAGACTTTCTCAGT